TCAAACTTGCCGAACCAGTCGGTGCCACCCTGAACAGTTGCTGTTACGTCTGCGATACTTACACCCAGGTTTGCGATCTCGTCGTTGTATCCCTTGGCGGTTAGTTGAGCCAGCGTGTAAGCGTCGGCGGCGTCTGTTGCGCCCAACGGATTGTCAGCCTGCTCTGGATTCAGTCTGTTGTATTCGTCGATGAGTTTTCCGACTTGATCTGTCAGAGTTGTTGCCTCGTCGCCTGCCTCGGCAAGAGCGGCGGTTAGAGCCTCCTGACGCTCCTGTGCTGCCTTAGCGCCTCCTCTGAACGCCGAATAGGCGACAGCGACCGCTGTTACGGCGATCGCTACGCCAGCAATAATCGGGCCTGCTGCTGCCGCCTGAGCTGCCAGAGTAGCGAACGCCTGACTAGCCATCGCAACCTTCAACGCTGCGAGCGCCTTTGTGATCGCACCCAGGCCGATCAGGAGAGGGCCTGTAGCGACAGCGAGGATTCCGAGAACACCAACGACAGTTTTGATCGGCCCAGGTAGGCTGTTGAACAATCCGGCGACGTTGGCGAGGGCTCCAGCGATAGTGCCGAACAGGGGCAGGATGACTGGAGCGAGCGCCTGTCCAAGCGAGATCATCGAGTCCTTCAGTTTTGCGACAGCCTGACTCGCCTTGAACGCCCCTGTTTGAGACATAACGTCGAACGCTTTGTTCGTGTCGCCTGTTACTTCGTTTAGGTTGTCGAAGATCGCCGTAGTTGTTCCTACGTTTGCGCCCATGAGATCGAGAACGCCGGAGAGGGCTCGAATGTTGCCGAACACCAGGCCAGCGGATTCCTCGTTGTCTTTGAATGTATCGGCGAGGATCTGGAGGGCGGCGAGTAGGCCGTCCTCTCTGATAACCGTGCGGAGTTGTTCGGAGGAAAGCCCGAGGCGACTTAGTTCGTCCTCGGCCTGCTTCGATGGTTTGAGCAGACTCGCGAGGATTCCTCGGATCTGGGTCGCTGCCTCAGCGGCGTTCGTACCAGTACGGGACAGGGCTGCGAATGCGGCACCGACCTCGTTGAAACTGACGCCCATAGCGGAGGCAACTGGGAGAACTCGGCCCATAGATCCAGCGAGTTCTGTCGCTTCGAGTTTTCCTTCACGGACGGTAGCAACCATCACGTCGGTGGCGTCAGAGGCTGAGAGAACAGAGGAGCCGTAGGCGTTCAGGGCTGAGGTTGAAAGATCGGCGACTGTTGCCGTATCGCCCAATCCGACCGCTGACGCCTTGAGAGACTGCTCGAGAACGGACATTGCGTCGTCGCCTCGGAGACCAGCCGATGTGATGAAGAACAGGGCTTTCGCTGCCTCAGATCCTGACACACCGAACTGGGTCGCCATAGAGCGAACACGGCCCTCCATCGCCTGCACTTCTTCGCTGGCGATACCGACCAAGCCCACGATCTGGCCCATCGAGCGTTCGAAATCGTTGGACGCTTTGATTGCCGCAACGCCCAACCCAGCCAGAGGCAGGCTCACCTTCATCGACAGATTCCGACCGAGTTTGGTTGCCTGCTCGCTCGTCATCGAGAACGAGGAGCCGAGTTGCCTTAGGCCAGTCGCCGCTCCGGCGAGACTGCCCCTAATTGAGCGCATGGCCCCCGTAACACGAGCTGCTGACGCCTGAGCGGCGGTCTGAGCTTTCCCGAGGGCCCCAGTAGCGGAGGTGCCGTACTGCTGGACGGCCTTTTCGGCTTTCTTGGCGGCAGTAACGAGACTAGAAGCGTCGCCTATGAACTCGGCTCTGACGCTTCCTACTGTTTCAGCCATGATTTACCGCCGCCGTTTCGCCTTCTGCTCCGCTTTCTGTTTGTGTTGCTCCCTCTCGCTCGCCTCTATTTTGTAGAGGGCGATCCACTCCACCACCTCGGAACTGTCCATCGACTCCAACAGTTGCCCAACTGTCATTCCTAGTTCTCGAGCGAGGTGAAAGTAGAACCGCCTCTCTGGGTGTGTTACGCCGTTCTTATCGGGAAACCCTAGGAGGATTTTCCCGCGTCATCGACCGCCTTCGGGGTGAGCCCCGATACCTCTAGGCAGGCCGACACGATCCTGTCGATTACGGCCCCCGACTTCTCCTCGAGGAGCCATTCCATGTCTGAGACATCGAACAACGCCTCGCCTGTCTCGGGATCGAAACAGCACGAAGTCAGGATGTTTGTCCACAGGCCCTCCACGCGATCGCCTGCCACACCGCTGTCGATGAGCGTGGCGAAACGGGCGCGTTGTTTGGCGCTCATGGAACGAACCTCGATGGTTACGTCCCACTCTGGAACTTCGACCGATTCTTTCGCTCGGTCGCTGGCTTGCCTGATCTTGTCTTTTACGGACACGATGGTCACTCCTTTGTTTAGATCAGAACGTGGTTCGTGTGATGGTTCCTGTGCACTGGAACTCAGCGGAGAACGTCACAACGTCGCCGATCGGGTTGCTGGTTGAGTACGAGGTGAGGATCGCCTCACCCGTGTACTTCACGTTACCACCCGTGTCACCGGCAGGGCCGTAGATGAACGTGCGGGAGGCAGGCTCAGCGCCGCCCTTGAAGTAGCCGTCCACCGTTGCGTCCCAGATTCCCGAGACAGAAACGGTGGCGTCGGTCAGGCCGACGATGTAGGACTTCGCGCTCGATCCGAAGGCGGTGGTTTCCGCAACATCGACCGTTTCAGGGAAATCGACCGAGGTGAGGGTGTCCGAGATGTCTCGGCTTGAACCGCCGGTGTCGTCGATCTCGAAGTGGGTGGACTTACCGTGAACAAATGTGGGCATTTTGGTTCTTTCTTTCTCTTAGAAGCGTGCGATGGATACGTGGAATGTGATCGCCCCAGAGGAGCCAGCAGTTGAGGCGGTCGCTCGGAGATAACGGGCAACTGTGCCAGTAACTGCTTTCTGTTCTGAGGTCGTGGTGGAGGCGCTGACCGCTGTGAAAGTGATCAGATCGGCCCAACTCAGGTTGTCGGCGCTGGACTGGATCTTGATCGTGGTCGCGCCACCTGAGATCGTGTTCGCTGAAACGTGGAGGTTTGCGAACGCTCCGGCGCTGGTCGCTGCTCCGTTATCGACAGCGGCCAGGTTGCCCAGGCTGCCGTGAGCGATTGAGCTGCCGTCCGTCAGGATCACGCCTGTGCGGATCCCATACGTGACGTTCGCTGTTGCGTCGGTGGAGGCGTTGAACTCGGCGCTGACCGAGGCAACATCTCCGACAGGGTTAGAGATCCCATACGAGGTTTCGTGCGCCTTGGCGACGATCGCTTTGTTGCCGATCGTGCCAGCCGAGAAAACGACTGTCACCAGGGGCGTCGTCGCCGTAGCCAGGGCGGTTGAGAGAACATCGTCCACACCGTCCGTGTCCTGCGAGTACAGGCCCGAGAGGCTGAGCGTGCCGTCCTCCAGGCCAGGAATGTACGACTTTGCGCTCGAGCCAAACGATGTCGTTTCGGCTACGTCCATCGAAAACGACGTATCGACGCTGTTGAAGAATCCCGACAGATCATATTTGTCGAGATAAACGGCTGTCCCCTTACCATGAACGAATGTGGGCATTAGGCGACGTCCTCCTCAGAGATCAGATCCTCGGCCTGGACTTCGGGCTCGAGGGGGGCCTCGGGCGCTTCCTCAACGGCAGGCTCGGGCTCAGACTGGACAGGGGCGTACTTTGCCGCTTTCTTCGGATCGGCAGGAACCAGGTAGCCAGCCTCAACCAGCCAGCCTGCCTTCGCCTCGGTTAGTTCGATCTCATCGCCAGGCTCGTACCGTTTCCCAGCGACCTCGATCCCTGAGACTCCGTCCTGCCCTCCAGTTAGTTTGAACTTCACTCTGCCTCCGAACGTCAGCGTAGGAGCCTGGGCCCAGAGGTCACGAGGACACCTACGGCGACTAGCGCACTGTTGCGCCCAGCGTACACCAGGATCTCGCCCCCTAGTTGTAGGAAACATTCCACGTTGTCCCAGCATGGGGGCAATGCTTGAACAGGGCGGCGTTGCTTCATAGGCTCCCAGGCATGAGAGGAAAACACAGAAACATCCGTTGGGTTGAGATCGCTCTACTGATCCAGTTGTATTCGACTGTCTGGTCGATCGGGCTGATCTCAGAGACTCGAGATTCCCTGCCCCCTGCCCTCATGGGCTTGGCGGTATGCCTCCTGCTCCTGGGAGGCTGGAATCGGCTTCAGGGCTCCAGTCGTGGACGCCGTTGAGGCTCTGAGCGACCGCCCCGAAGTATCCGTCCTCCAGGTCAGGCCCGAGGATCATGTTCTCGGGGGTTACTACGTCCTGGTGGAGCGATTCCCTGACGGGCAGATCCACGTCGCTTTCAGGGCTGAGCCCTGGGACGTTTGGAGCCTCGGAGCATGGGGCGTCCAGGGCTCTCGGGCCTCCTAACCCGATCCTCCTACGATAAGCGTGTGTAATCTGCTATCCTGGGGTTATGGTCACCCCCCTCATAGAACGCCTACGCCGAGTCAGGATCTCGTCGTGCGCTCCAGGGAACGCCGAGTTGTGCGAGGAGGCCGCTCGAGAGATCGAACGGCTGTCTGCGAAAGTCGGGTCTTTGCTCTGCGAGATCGACTATCTCAGGGGCCCACAACCTGCGTCTGCCTGGGAAAACGACACCTGACGACGCCCGTCACGCCCCGAGCCAATAGATCGAGGGCCAAATCCTGTAACATTTTCGTCATGTTACGGTTCGCCGTAGTCGTAGCGACTACGCTCCTGACCGTGGCGTGCGGAGGCGAACCTCCTCTCTCGTTCGAGCCTCCGCACGTCACTCCTCTCGCTACAGCCCCAGCGACGGTGGCAGCGCCTCCCCCAACGACGGCAGCTCCAACCGTTGCTCCGACCAGCACCCTCTCCCCTGAGGAGGCCCTAGTTCAGATCCAAGAGTTCGTGGAAACTGAGCAGGCTGACTGGGGGAAATGTGGTGAATACCATGATCTCGCCGTCGCTATCGGCTGGCCCGAGGAGCAATGGCCGAAACTGAGCCACGTTCTCCATCGGGAGAGCAGGTGCCAGCCTGAGGCGTTCAACCAGACCGATCCGAACGGAGGCTCGAGAGGGATTCTCCAGATTAACCAGTTTTGGTGTCGCCCGAACCGCTATACGGAGCAGGGCTGGCTACAGGATCGGGG